AAAGTTAGATATTGAGTTTTGTCTAATTTCTTCTACAGTATCACCATCTTTCCCTCCTGAAGCACCTACTGGGTTGTTTGATGCTAATGAATCAAAAACATATTGCGCTGTTGTTTGATTAAGTCCTCCTTGCACAAATTTAATACCACTAGTATTTAAATTAGTTGTAGTATTAGCTAATACATTTGATTGTACCCCACCTCCAGTATAATATCTTATTGTTAATGTAGTATTAGTAGGTGAAACTCCATAAGTATTTGTAAATATAAAGTTTGTTGGAGAGTATGCTGCTGTTAATTTATTTTGTTCAAAAGGTAATCCTAAACCTACATTAAATGGGTTTGGAATAACTTCTTCTGTTGTATCTGCAGGGTTACCTGATCCAAATTGTAATTGTAATGTACTTGCATCTAAAAATCTTGTAGCAAATCTATTTTGTACTTGTTTTGTTTGTAATAAAAATGGAGCATCTGTATCTAAAGAAGAATTAGGGTCATTTACATTTGTATTTCTTAAACTATCATATATTAGTTCTTGACCTAAATAATCAACTTCATACCATATATTTCCATTACTATCAACAACATCTAATATTCCTGCTATGTTGTTATCATTAATGTTAAATGTAAGGAATTCTTGTGGAGCACCTACTGAAACTGATTTAATTGATATAGTTCCAGAATATGCTTTTCTTGTTTTCTTTAATAAGAAATAAGAAGGATTACCAACCGAAACTGCTGCTACAGATTCATTAGTTGGATCTAATGAACTTGATATAGTAAAATCTATAGGATCTTGAATTGTAAAATTAACTGCGCTCCCTCCATTTGCACCTACCTGTGTATTAGCAGGGATGTATAAAGCATAATCATAATCAGGTATATATTCTGAACCTGATAGTTTTGCTGGTACTTGTTGGTAAAAATCTATATCTACTTCAGCTAAACCAGTTACCTTAGGTTTATAACCGTACATATAGGCCATATCATATAAATTATCAGGCTGTCTAGCGTATTGTAAGAAGTTTTCTTGAATTTGATTATCCATATAAAAGGATAAAACATCCCCAATATAGGCAGCTTGTTCAATAAACATCATACCTACAGAAGAATTTGTAAAGTCTGTATAAGTAGATGGGAAATATGTTTGTGAATAATTTACTAATTGATTTCTAAGCGTACCAAAATCTTTATTTATATAATTTATGTTTCTTCTTACTGCCATCTATGCAAAATTTAGTGTTACTTCGTCTTCTATATTTGTGTTTATTATAGAATAAAATATTTGAACTGATACTTCGTTATTATCTTGATCAGCTGTTACATTTAATTCTTGTACATCCACATTAGGAAATTCCCTATTTATTTTAGCCTGAATGTCTTCTTTTAAAAATTCTGTAGACTGCTGGTTTATTTGGGAGAAAATAAAGTTTCTTAACCCCCCACCAAATTCTGGGTTTCCTATTCTTTCGCCAGGATTTGTTAAAAAAAAGTTTATTAAATTATATCTAGTAGCTATTGCTGTAGTATAATTGGAGGTAAATCCCGTCCCCTCAGCAAAGGGTAAATTAATACCTATCCCTACTTGAGGTCTTAGGTCATTGGGTTGTATATTTACTGCTCCAAACGCCATTTTTTATTATTTTTTCATTAAATTCATAATCTGATCCATACTTACATTTCCTTGTGGTAATTGACCATTAGGAGATGTTGTATCAGAAGTAGACATTTGTAAAGGCATATCTGCTGTTGTAGCACTTAGCGTGCCTTGAGCATTAGGTCTCATACTGTCTAAAACACCCATCATGTTTTCTCTTAATTTCATTCTATCATTTTCTGGTAATGGGGTTGTTGCAACTGGAGTCGATTGAATTTCAGAAACTACAGTTTTAGGAACGCGTACAGCTTCTAAAAGAATGTCTTTCATTTCTTCTTGTATTGCCTCTTTTACGGCTTCTTTTACAATAGTTTTTAATTGACTTAATTTCATGTTATTATTATTTAGTTATAAATATTAGATTAATCAGCTTTTAAATTATTTACTTGTATATAAAACGATAGTTCATCAATTAGTATTTGATCTTCAGCACTAAATGATGGTTCACCTTTTAAAATTGTGATTCCTTTTGAGTTTTTAGCAACAGCTTGTCTTCTAGGTAATTCTCCTACTTGGGCCTTATCTACTACTTCAACAAACATTTCAAATCCATTTACTATTTTTACTTGGGGTCCTCCATCTTCTTCATTTTGCACACCTAAGGCTAATAGTTCTTTATTTATTTCTACTAAATTATCTGGGCTTTCACATCCTTCTATTAATCTATCAAGTGTTTTTAGATATCTTAATATTATAATAAGGGAAATTATTAAAAATACTAATGCTATTATTAGTTGTTTTTTTAATTCTTTATTTACATCTGATAGTTTTTCTAAAGAATCTTTTAAACTTTCTAATTTACTTATTACAAAATATGGTACACCAACTCCAGGTGGGGTTGCTGTTGGAAAACCTAAATTTTCAACTATTTTTCTAATTACTTTTAAAAATTTACTTAAATATTCAAATAGAAATGCTAACGCTACATTAGCAGTTATAATAATGTATATGTTATTTATCTGCTTTACAATTGAATTTCTTTTTCTTATAATATCTGCTAGCCTTTCATTACTAGGACATTGGCTTTGTAATTGATTAGCCTGTTCTTCTTTAGCAATTTTAAAGAAAATCATCAATTCAAACGCTAAAGGTAATAGCTTTGTTTGAACTACAGTTGCGGGTTTAAGAACGAATTTCCTTAAATTATTTATAGCTGTTTCAGGGATGGAAAGAAATGGATCAACTTTTGAAATTACAAATTGGTTAACTTCTTCAATAGCTTTATCTTTTGCTACCTCTGCTGCTTTATTTATATTGTATAAAGGATGAATATTAAGTTCTTCAGGGACTTCTCCATTTTGTGTAGAAATAACTTGAATAGAAGGGGCATATTGTGAACCTTCAAATTTACCCTCTTTATCTTCCTCAACATCTGTTAATGTTTGAGGTCTATCATCTTTATCTACATAAGCAACAAAAGGAGGTGTTTTAGAAGGGCTTAAAATTCTAGTTGGTTGAGCATCTAAAACAGGTAGGCCAATTGTAACTTCAAATTCACCATTTACATCAGTTTTAACATAAAACCTATCATTTTTAGATTTAATATCTTCATTTTCAGGGTCTTTTAATTCTTTATCCCTAACACTTTGAAATAAATTGTTACCTTCTACATCAAGTAATGGTTCTTTTGTAATTCTATTTTGCCTAACAACTGATGAATATGTCCCTAAATCTTCTTTTTTTCCATAAATTTTTGGATTATTACTTACAGGAAAAACACAAAGTTGAGGGTATACTTCTATATTAGATATAGGATCTTTAGTAAATTCATCATATATTTTACCTTTTACAGTAAACTGTTGAATATAAGGTTCATATTTACCTATTTCTTTTCCAGCCTTTTCTTTTCCTTCTGCTTTTAAATTATCATATTCTTCAGAAAGGGCTTCATTTCTTGTTTTTCTTCTTTCTTTTCTTAATTCTTTTCTTTCTTCAGCTGTTAGATCAGACGATATAATTTCTGTACTAATTATTTCTTGTCCATTAACTACATTAGCTTTTTGTGCTAGTTTTATAGCTTCAGTTACTTTACCAATATTATCAATTTCAAGTGTTTCTAGCAATTTTTGACCTTGAGGGGTCGTTAAAAATTGGGTTGCGCCATTTAATATAATATTAACATCCATACTAGCTTACTTTTACTCTTCTAGATAACATTCGTTTCATTTCTTCTCTAAGGGTTTTGATTTGAACATCATATGATACTAAAGAAAAACTTGCTGCTATTGATAGTGAAGGTTCTTTAGATAATGTTTGTAAAAGTTGTCCATATGAACCTAAGAAAAGATCAAATTTTTCCATAAAAGAACTTCCTAATATAACTGATTCCCTAGCATTTGGTTTTCCTAATGATACCTTTCCTTCGGGTGCTAGAATATTAACATTTCCTTTTTTGGATCTTATAGCAGAATCACTATTAGAATCTAATAATGTTGATTTTGCTGATGATAAAATAATACTATCTTCGGATGAGTTAAGTAATAATCTATTAGAATTTAATATTATTTGGGGATTGTTATATGATGTAGGTGATATAGGGGTTTTTTTAATCATCCTGGAAAATGGAACAGTAATACCTTCACCTGATTTTACTTTGGTTGTTGAAACCAAAATTGGGATTTGTTGATTTGAAGTTAAATATATAGAGGAAGGATCTACGTTTATATCTTCAGTAGTTGGTATAAAACCAGGTCCTGTAATAGAAGCATTTTGTCCATTTTTTAATATAGTGATTGCATTTCCTTCTTTCCCACTTTTAGACCAATTATTTGTTATATCTCCTTCAGTTTTAGCTGTTGCTCCTAATCTAATACTATTCCCAAATCTACCTTCCAATATTCTATCTCCTGCAAAGGGCATAACTGCTTTTATACCCCCATCTTCTACAAAATTACCACCTGAAGTACCATTTAGTTTTAAGGGTGTTGGTAGATTAGGGGCTTCCATATTAACACCCGCTTCTATTTCACTATAAGTTTTATTATTTTGTGGAGAAGAATTATTAATATCTCTTAAAGGATCAGGAGAAGCATTTTGCTCATTATCATTCCAAAGTTTTAAACTTACATAATAGTATATAGGGTCTGTGCTAACACCAGGGTCTTTTGTAGATGGACCTTTAAATAATAAAACATACTCATTTTGTAAAGGAAATTCTTTAATAAAAGGTTGTAATGGTGTTGCTAATCCCTTTGAAGATTTTGTTGTGGATTCACCAGTAGAAATTCTAATATCTTCCCATTGTATAGATCCTATACCAAAATATTCCCCACTAGTTTTAAACATTTCAGAATTAGTATTTAGGCATACATCTGTTACCCTCCCAACTAACATATTATCTCCTAACTCTGATATTTTAAGAGAAAAATTACCTGCTGAAGGTGCAGAGTTACCTCTTCTTATTTGACTAATTCCTGATCTTGTAGCCATTATTTATCTTTTTTCTTTTCTGCTTTATAAGCACTTTGAATATTATCTAATTCTGCTAGTAATTCTTCTTTTTCTGCATCTGTTATTCCGTCTACA